GTCCGCTTACATTTTCCCAACGATATAATTTGGGATAGTTTTCCAAGTCTGATGTGTCTACCCACAAATCGCCGTAGGCCAAATCACTTTCAGCTGCATCTGTTTGTGTAGTAGGTGCTGTGGCCGAGATGATGGGACCAGTTTCATTACACAAAGTCAAATCATATCCGCGAACATCATTGGAAACCAATTGATATCCTTGCCAGGTGCCATTATCCTGTATCATGATGTCCACGTCATCAACTGCACTGTAGTACCATAATCTTCCATCTGTAGGATCTTGATCTGGGGCTGTTGGGCTAGCACTGTACGCAAATAACGGATCAGTCACAAAATTACTTAATACCAGAAAGGTTGCGTTCAGTGGACTTTGACGTACTTTGTCGGTAGACGTTGTAAATCCTGCGGCTGTTACAGGAGTACCAGTAACGTTTTGCAAAAATATTGTACCACCTTGACTGTGGGTAAACACAATGTTGCCTGCGGCATTAACACTAGCTGACACATAAGGCACATTAGCTGCAGACACAGCCGTAATAAAATCTGCCACAGTGCCTGAACCACCAATGGTAGCTACGCCGTTGTTGTTTGTAGCTTGTCCTGCGGCAGTGGCAGAAATATTAAAGCTATTCGCCAATGTAAATGATGTAGGGGTAGTGGTTCCTGTAACCTCAAGTGCGCCGGATGCATAACGATTTGTAATTTCAAATGCAAATGTAGTCAGCGGTGTGGTTGAATAAAAGAAACTGTTGAACACAACATAACTAGTTCCTACAGGAATATTTTTGCCGCCGCCGGTGGGATCTAGATTGTAAATTGCTGTTGTATCTGTGTTATAAGCTGGCACTGTTTGTGACACAAACGTACCCAGCGTAGCACTGTATGATTTAAAACTCAAGTTCAATCCATTGTTGGCTGTAGAAAGGTTTTGCCACACAGAACCTGTGGGACGACCGCCATCAGTATCAGTAGTTCTCCAGCGTGGCTGTTCATAACTGTAGGCCGGTTCATAATCAGGAGCAGCATACTCACCTGCTGCAATACCCAGTGCAGTGAGCAAGGCCGCACCGCCAACTGTACCTGCGTCAATTGTGACAATGCCATTATTGCTCAGCGTTGATCCATCATTGGCTGCTGTGCTGTCTGCGTAGATACGCAACACATTGTTTGTAGCAGTGGCAGTGACTCCTGTAATACTAGCAGCGTTGATGTTGGTAGCCAATCCTGCCACTGTGGTTGTGGTCACCGTGATCAAAGTGTCATTGATGTAGATATTGTTGCCTGCTGTCAAGCTAACAGGAGCCGCAGATCCTGTGACTGTGGGCCATGAAGTTTTCCAGCCGTTGCTACCAATTTGGTTCCAGGTATTATCGTATTTTTTGTAATAACCAAAAATATTCACACCTACTGCTACCACTGCATAATCACCAATTGATCCAATAGAAGCCTTGGGAGTGTTGCCTGCCACTGTATCGTTGCCGCTCACAGTGTCTGTAGCATCTGTGATCACTATTGGTGCTACATTGGTGAACACCGCAGTGGTCTGATCCCATTCAAAAATACCCCAGTTACTGACTGTGGTATCCAGCCAATAATCACCATTGGCAGGAGCACCAGTTGGGCGTGTCAAACTTGCAGTGAGTTCTGTTAAGTCAATGTCAACCCGTTGTACATAAGCACGGTTAGTAACACCCAATGCAGAATATGCAGCCAACAGGCCATACTCGTTGAGTTCGTAACCATTGATTGGTGTACCAGTTGTGGTGTTGTAAAAGAATGGCACACCAAATGTGGCTGCCAAATCACGTTGACTGGTGATTAAATATGTTTTGTTTGCATTAGCGGCAAGTGTACCGGCTGCTACAGTGACTCCGTCACTGGATACTTTGTTTTGTGCTGTGGCAACTACAAAGTAAGGTACTGTGTTAACGGCTGAAGGGATATATTGACTCTCGTCAATTACTGTTACTTCTACGCCTGGTGATACTAGAGCCATAATGGATTCCTTTTCAAGTTCTAATATTTATTGACGAATGCCAAAAACGGCTGAGTTGAGCACCCTTTGGCAAAGGTCCACCATAAATACGCCATGCAAAGACCCATTTGTCAGTCATGTCATCAACGCCCATGTGCTGTGAACTACATCAAAGAAGATGTCACACACTATAGATCACGTTGCGAGAACTGCATCAGGAAAGGACGAGGTGTTCGGCCACGGGATCCTCGCTGGAAGAGTGCTGGTTACAAGAAAAAACCCGCATGTGACAAATGCGGGTTCAAGGCCAAACTGCTGACACAACTATTGGTGTTTCATGTTGATGGAAATCTCAACAATGTGGAACAACGAAATTTAAAAACAGTTTGTCTTAACTGCGTTGAATTACTTAAAAAATCTGATGCTACTTGGCGACCGGGAGATCTTGAGCCGGACTTGTAGCCAGTGCCTTGACCTGCTGATACAAATCGTCTAGGGTGCCGTTGTTGTCTAGTACTGCATCAAATTTTGTACCTACCCAAGCAGTTTCACTAGCATGAATGCCTAGCTTTTCCATTTTTTTGTGGCTCAAGGCCCAGGTAGTGTTGCCATTGGCGCCACGATTTACACTTGCTGCTGCCTCATACCAGGCAGGTTCTGGGCCACGAGTCACTCGGATCACTCGACCCCCGGCATTTTTAATTGCCTTGATTTCGTTGGGAAATCTGCAGTCACTTATAACAACATCATCTTGGCTGTGACGCAGTTTGTTTTCCAAACTGGCAATCCAGATGTCGTCGTGAAACCCAGCTCTGCACACTTCTGTACCCCAGTATTGCAGGATCCAACGTGGTGTTAGGGTGGGCATGTGTAGTCGTTCTGCCCACCAAGGATCCACTTGCTCACGCCATTCGCGGGCTTGTTTTGTGCGCCCTTCCAGCATGGTTCTGTCCCAACCAAACACTTGACTCACGGCATCTTTCAGTGTGCTTGCAAAACTTTCTCTACGGAAATGATGCAGGTTTACAAGGTAATCAGCAATGGTATCTTTGCCGGAGCCAATAAATCCACAGATACCAATGATCATTTGAGTTCCTTAACGTTGAGATATTTAAGCGTATTTTGTAACATGCCTATTTGTCTACGACAATCTTCTAATGCATGATGGCTGGTGGGAGGAATCGGTTGTTCGGGCCACAGACTAAACACAGTTCTTGAATCTCGTACCATGTAGTATTTCCAAGGCAAAGGTTTTCCATAACTTTTGTAGGCATGCTCGAGAATATTCATATCGTAGGTTGGGCCTTGGCTCCAAATCAGCTTGGAGCGCCAGATTAATTTGCTCAGTTCATCCAGGGCTTGGTCCAATGGAATCCTATCTTGTTCGCCAAATGCTTCTTCTCTAGCATGTTCAGGTTGAGTTGCCCACCACTCAATGGTTCCATTGTCAATGGCACGATTTTCCTGACTTTCCAGAGTAACTCTAGCATAATAATGTCGGTCGTAATGGCCTGTGCCAAACGGATCAAATGCTTGAGCAGCTATGGTAAGGATAGTGGTGTCAGGGCCTGTTGCCAAGCCCTCAAGATCAATCATTAAATGCATTCAATGATTGTAACACAACTGCAACGGTTTGTCTAGTGTGTGTTAACCAATAACCCAGGTAAGTGGCTGACTTGCATCCACATACATGACCAATTCCTGTATCTTGGCATCCATAATCTCTTTGCCTTCAGTCTTCATTTGAGTACCGTTTAACTGCCCGCCGCCTTGCGGGCCAGCAATTTGAGCAAACTTTTCACGTGCTTCACCAATGATCATTTTGCAAGCACCAACCATGTAGTCACGGATCCACTGACTAATCTGATAGTCACTCAACAATTGAATTTCGGGTTTGGTTTGATACACCCAAAGCAGAACATTTTCCCCGGTGCCTTTGGGATCACGAATCAGTTGCAGTTTCTTTGTAACAGGATTCCAGGTGTAGTTCATATATGCACCAAACATGCGACCAGCCAGTTCAACATACTGTGAGTAAAAATCGTATGTGGCCAAGCCACCGGCCACGTTGAAGTTCATGAGGTACACGTTGATTGAAGCCTGGGCAAATGGGTCAAAGTTCGACGCAAACGGTCCTGTTGAATCGCCAAAAGTTCTGCGGAATATTTGACGTACACTGTACACTTCTTGGGGCAAGGTATAGATGTTTAAATCACGTATCAATTCCATGAAGATGTAGGCTTCTTCATAGGCGTTGTTGGCACGTTGACGATAGGTACCAATTGTGCGTTGGTAAGCAGCTTCGTAGTGTGCAGGGTCTAATTCAAGATCAACTATTTGATCACCCATGGTTAATTTGCAATACTCAATAAGGTTTTGCTTTAACTCAGGTAATGTATTTTGTTCAGCCATTGGGGGAACTCCGTTCCCCCTTATTTACCAGGCTTTGAGTATGATCAAGTTCTCAGTGCCCCGGGCATTCCAGGGTGTTTCTGTGGTAGTCAAATCCTTGTAGATCTTACGTGCCGCTGGCTTGCCTGCGGCCTGTATGGCTTTGACAACGTCTACAGGTTTGCGCACAGTTTTTTGTAGTGTTTCTACAGTACTAAACCCAATTACACTGTTGTTCTTGATCGTAAACGCCTGTGTATAGTTGTCTGCCACCACATGAATCAACTTGCGTTTTTTGGTATCGTACAACCAGGCTTCGGCTCGGTCCACCAAACTTGCAGGAGGCAAGCTCTTGAGTTTGAGTTCTGCAAACTCTGCCATGTGTTTGAACTTGGCCGCACGTTTTTCTGGGGGTACTGCCCGGACCTTGCGTGGTTTGCGTTCCACTTTCTTGATCTGCACATAAGCACCACAGTCGTTGATCACTGCTTCGCAAAACTTTACACAATTACGCAATTGGATCTTGGACAAATACGAGTATGCTTCAACCAGCAATGCATCCTTGCCTTCCGCTGCTTCTTCAAATTCTGCCAATTTGTGCTTCCAACGATTGGCAATTTCATTGACCATTTGTGGTGCTACGTTCATTCCACGGATCACTGTGATGGGTTTGTAGTCTGCTGACATTTTGGCACCAGCCATCATGAATTCATCAAACATGCCATCTAGTTCGGCCGCACACTCGCCAACTTTTTCTCTCAAGCGATCTTGTATGTTTGGCCGGGCTGGGCCTTCCAGAGCAGGCTCAGATTCCACCTCAACTGTTTGTTTACTGGTCAAGATTTCTTTTAGCAAATTGTCCAGTTTGATCTGTTCTGTTTTGCTCAGTTCCAGTCCCACCATCTTCATGCGACACAACCAGCCTGTAGTCAAACGGATAGCTGAATCTGGCACATCTTTGAGTGTGCGAACATCTGCTCGGCGATCATGCGATTCCAAATAGTTCACAATCATGTCACGAGCATCTTTTTTGCCGTAGAAGTAGTTGTACCATGAGAATGCCTTGCTCATAGCACTGATACGATTGTCTGTGGGTTGCGTTTTCCACACAGGTTCCATGCCCATAGCATTGGTATCTGCACTACGTGGATTTAGCGGTTTAACTGGTTTCATGCCGGCTCCTTTTGGATTAATACAGTAATTATAGCACTTCAGGATTTATTGGTCAACCTGCCCATAAATACTAGACTATGCCACGCCTAAGCCTATACCGCCCCAATCGAACCCGCGATTACCAGTTTTTGGACCGCACAATCTCCGAAATGTACACCGTCGGGGGAATGGACATTTTTGTCCACAAATATGCTGGTCCACAAACTGGCGGTGAAGACTCGGCTCTTTCGGGCAACGGCGATGCTACCCAACCCATTTACGACACACTGGATCCATTGAACATCCAAGACTTGCTGTTGCTGGAAAACCGCGATAGAATTTATGATCAAGACGTTTACATCATGCGCGGTGTGTACACTCACCAGGACGTGGATTTTGATCTAACACAATTTGGCCTGTTCTTGAACAACGACACCTTGTTTATCACGTTCCACTACAATGACATGATTGACACATTTGGGCGCAAACTCATGAACGGTGATGTGCTGGAAGTACCAAACTTAAAAGACTATCATCCGCTGAATCAAGCCATTCCTCAGCCTTTGCCAAGGTACTATGTGGTACAGGATGCTGACTATGCCACAGAAGGCATGAGCCAAACCTGGATGCCACACACCTGGCGTGTGAAAGCCACGCCAATGACCAATAATCAAGAGTTCAAGGACATACTCAAGCGACCTGTGGTTAGCGAAAATATCTGGGATAATGGTAATTTCTATCCCACTGGATGGGTTACCAATTCGGGTGATGTGTATTACCAGGCCAAACAAAACGTACCAGCTGGCACAGATATCACGAATACTGTCTACTGGCAAGTGTATACACCGCTGACACAAAGCGATGTGTTCACGACTCGCACCAAAGACACCCAAATCAACGATGCCATACTCACACAAGCTGATGTTGAAGTTCCACTGAGTGGTTATGCCACTGACCAATACTATGTGGCACCAACCCTGGAAGACGGCAGTCCTGCCAATCCAACCACGTTGACCACCGGAGATGGCAATACCGTGGACGGCACACAAGGTGGTATGGATGTTACTCCAAGTGGTCCTGGTTATACCAAAGGATACTTGACTGGAGATACTGTGCCCAACGGCGCTCCTGTGGTAACTGGCGTTGCCTTCCCACTAGGCCCTGTAGATGGAGATTATTGTTTGAGACTAGATTACTTCCCAAATAGACTGTTTAGATACAACTCAACTGTGCGACGCTGGGCCAAGATTGAAGATGGTGTGCGTACCAATCTCAACAATGGACCCACCAACAATACTTTACGCTCGGGCTTTGTTAAC